AGTCCCATGGATTCTTATAATTGGGTCGGCTGTTTAACAGATACTGCCAATGATTGGGATGGAATTGTTTCATATACCGAATTCGGAGCCAGAGAATTTATCAAAGCTGGAATAACTCAACCGATAGCAGTGATTCCTCATGGCGTAACTGAGGGTCAATTCTATCCAGTAGACAGAAAGAAGGCTAGAAAGAAGTTAAAGTTAGATGAAGATTTATTTATTGTTTTCAACGGTAATAGGAATCAATTCCGTAAGAGATTGGATATAACTTGTGAAGCATTTGCCAAGTTTGCAGTGGATAAACCAGATACCAGAATGTATTTGCATATGGGATTAAAGGATCAAGGTTGGGATATCATGCCATTGTTTAGTAGGGAAATGCGTAAACGTGGATTAGATCCTAATGGGAGAATAATAATGACCACGAATACTCAAGATCCTCCTAACGTTGAAGTGGACATGCTGAATACTATATATAATGTATGTGATGTAGGCGTGAATACTTGTAAAGGCGAAGGCTGGGGTCTGGTGAACTTTGAACATGCTGCATGTAAGGTTGCCCAAGTAGTGCCTAACCACACTTCTTGTAAGGAGATATTTGAAGGTTATGGACAACTTATAAATTGTAATCATGTTGATGTCGACACCACTTTTGCTAGGGAAATGCCTTGCCCAGATGCTGATCACCTTACAAGCATCCTTAATGAACTGTATGAAGATAGAGGAAAACTTAAAGCGACAGCGGAACTCTGCTACCTAAGAGCTACTGATCCTCAATTTCATTGGAAAAACATTGCATCACAGTTCGGTGGGGTCTTCCAGGACACATTGAACGGTGTTGATCACTCCGTAATAGAGCCTGAAAAAAGAATTAAACCTAAAAAGAGAAAAAAATCTAGAAAGATTGGATCTAAAAAGTAGAATTAGTTATAGTTAGAGTAAAGTTTTAAACTAAATTAACATGATTAAAGATAATCTTACAGGGGAAGATTGTAACTGTAATTGTTGTATAAATAGAAGACAAATAGAAGAAGATAAGAATAATTATCATGTAAAAATTTATAGACCATGGGGATGGTATCAAACCACTTTTGAAGGAGAAAACTTCAAGGTAAAAACAATATGTATTGAAGAAGGTAATCGTTTAAGTTTACAAAAACATCATCATCGTACTGAGGTGTGGACAATAGCTTCAGGTTTTGGATCTGTTTATTGTGATGGTACTTGGCATTTAGCTCATCCTAAAGACACATTTACTATAGAAGTTGATACTTGGCACCGTGCAAAAGCTATGCGAGGTGATCTAATTATCTTGGAATTACAACACGGAAAGGAATTATATGAAGAAGATATAGAAAGACTTGAAGACGACTATGGAAGAGCGTTAGTATCTGGTTGAGGGATTTGGGTCCCCTCGGTCATAGGTTCATGTTTGCAAAGTGCTACTCCCCTTGCTATCACAGCTGGGGGAGTTTTCTTTTTACTTCATTTTCTGTTAAAACTAAGAATGAAATCTTTTTACTTTCGTCGTGAGCTAAATAACATATTATGACAAAATGTAAGGTCTATTAATAGACTTATAAGACTTAAATAACAGCGAATAAACATTACACTATTGACAAATTGTTATTTAAGTTAAAATCAAAAAGAAAATTAGTTCATTCACAGTTTTATGTCAAGAAATTATAAACCAATGCCCCCAATTTGGCGGCTGAACGAGTTATTTAAGCTGTCAAATCAGTGTCCAAACGGGTTAGTTTGGCGTGTAAATAAGGCGAGCAACAGTCCAGGTGATCCAGTGGGTAAGTTAAACAAATCAACTGGTTATTATATGGTCTCCATAGATAACGAAGTGTATATGGTTCACCGTGTTGTTTATTATTTAAGGATGGGAATCTCTCCTGATGCTCATAGCGTACAACACCTAGGAGAAACTAGAGATAACAGGACTCCTTTGATTGAGACTTATAAGACACCTAACAATAAAAAGATAATGGCTTCAGGATTTAAAATATAATGGCTAATGTAATAAAAACGTTTGAAACTACGAACTTCAGACATGTAAAAAACATCCATGAATTAAATGATTCAGAGTTACATAATCATGGTTATTATCGTGGATACCAATGTCCCCATGGACATGAAATAAGGGACATAGAAAATCATTGGTGTTATGAGTGTGTACTTAAAATTAAATCCAATATATGTGGCTTTGATTTAAACTTTTTAACTAACGATTTTAAAAATAAATATTATAAACTCTGGAAAAAAGTAGAAATAGGAGAGCCTGATGAATGTTGGAACATGAAATTAACAGGTAATAAGAGTCCTAATCGTGTATGTTTTCCCTCCTACAGAACTTTTTATAGTAGACAAAAATCAGAAAACGTAAACGCACATAAAGCTATTTACCAATGTGCATGGGGTGATATAGGAACTATGAGTGTGACACGTTTATGTGGAAACCCTTGGTGTGGTAATCCTTTACACATGATCTCCAGTTGGAATGCAGGTTTTCCTCCTTCTAAATTAACTCCTTTTCACATTGATTTTGATGCTGAGAAATTAATGAGAATATCTAAAGCACGTATGTTAAATAGAGATCAGGAAATAATTAGAGATTCTTATAAGGCAACTATCGCACATCCTTTGCATGTAGAGGCTGCTCCAGATTATGATGAAGGGTAGGACTACAAAATAAGATATGACCCGTGTAAGTCAGAGACCACAGAGACAGAGGACGTCTGCTGATCCACTACAGATAGGTACTTTTAATTCAACTTCTATTAGAGTTTTAAAAGGTAATTTAGGTCCTGTTTCAAGACCTAATGCAGGAGGGTATGGAGGAGGTTCATTTAACCATTGGTTCAAAGTTAAATTAGAACAAAGTGGATGGATAATAATTGCTAATGGTTCTACTAAACCTAAGTTTGTAAACGTTTCTGCTTATGATTTAAATAAAAATCCCATAGAAGGAAGAGCTATATTTCAGGCAGATAGTATTGATCAAACCAGTACAACTGACGGATCTAGACAATATCCATATCTGGGAACTGTACAAGGAGCACAGTCAGATACTTATAATACTTTTGATTCAAGAAGATTAGACAGAGGAGATGATAGATATTTTGCTTTACCAATAGGAGAATATTTAATTTGTATATCTAGTGTCAGGAATGAGCCAATAGATTATGCTGTAGGTGTAGTAGTTGAGATCTCCGATCCATTCCCTGTTCTACTTTTAGAAGACTTTACTCGTTTACTATTTGAAGATACTGATATCTCAAACATAGTCTGTGACACAACTCCTAACTTCACTGGAGATGACGCTCATGATCATTCCTTAACGGAATGGAAGTCAGCCTGGAGTAGAGAAAGACAAGAAAATGAACCGTTCCCAGAATTCTTAACCGCTTATACAACTACTTTATAAAAATGAACGCTAGAAAACTCTACAATTTACTGTTAGACGGAAAAGCAAAGAAAAATAAAAAAGGAAGTTTATCTACTAAATTTGAGAAAACATGTGAACAAATGCCTTATCTACCTCAATGTAAGGTATATGACGTGTAAATTAAGTAGAAAAAAGAAAGTAATAACGGATAAATTATCCAACGGAGATAAATTCAAAGTAATAAGAAGACCTTTTAAATTTCCTAATGGAAAATATTTCTGGCTAGTAGGAATGGTGGCTTCTAAAAGTAATAGAGCTTTAAACGATTGGATAAATGAAAGAACTAAAAGAAAGAGAGTAAAAAAATTAAACCATTTTTACCCTAAAAAAAGAGACGTAAAAGCTTTACGTATAGCTGTTAATGCTGCAAAAGACTGGATAAAAGAGATACCTGATAGAGATTGTTTAGTGTTTAGAGCAGAAGGTGCAAAGTCAGATCAACTCTTCAGAATTTACAAGAAATGGTTTGCTACACATGAAGACATACCTTGGGTGATATCCGAAGAACATAAATCATTTTTCTTTTACAAGAAAAGGTCTTAGAATAGGAGTGTTAACCACATAAAACAATGATTGCTTTAATTAAACCAATATTGATAAAATTTGCTACTTCAGATTCAGTTAAGAAGTTAGTAATTCAATTGCTAGAAAAATTAGTTGAGTCTACTGATACAGAATTAGATGACGCTGCTCTAATCATGGTCAAAAAAGGACTAGGCTTTCCTGTCACAAAGAAGTAATAGCTTAAAATTAATGTAGCATTACGTTTATATATGGAAGCTGCAAAAGAAAAACAAGAATCAAAAAATCCTCTTTCCAAATTAAAAGAGGTTATTGAAGATAAAGAAGAGCAGTTAGCTATTCTTGGTACCTTCATTCGGCTTGGCGTTATGGTCTGGGCCGGATTTATAATTTCTTTGAACTACATCAGTTTACCGGGTATTTCTGATGATAAGTCACCTAAGGACATCACTTTCATAGCAAGCGTTTTCACGGGTTGCCTAGCAACTTTTAATGTGACTCCAGGTGGTAAGAAAAAGAAAGATGATAAGGTTGGAGGATCTACAGCATCTGTTCCTACACAGATTATTAGAATAGAACAAGCTCCTCTAAAAATTACTACGGATACTAAGAAAAATGTATAGCAACAGAGAAAACAAAAGATTATCTATCTTTTCAATCTCTCTCGCTGTTTTATTAGGTACATCAAATGTGTCCTTGATTACTTATTTAGTAAGTACATCAAACCATAAAAAAATCCCTTCCTTTAATATACCGGTAGGTCCTTACACTTCTTACCGCTTAACTGCAACTAAAAACGGCTACACTCTTTCTTACAGAGCAAATGATCCAAAGAAACTTATAACTCGTACAAGAACATCTACTCCCAAAGGTCTCTTCGGAGGTAAACAAGAGGAAGTAGATTTATACGAAGAGAACACTCTACTTGGTAAAACATCTACCAAAGTTGGAGAAGAAATTACTGACGAGTTAATTGCTTGTATAAAAACTGAAGGAGCTGGAGAATCCACAGGGAGATTGATAGGTACATCTATTGGAGCACAAGCTGCACCAGCTGTATCCCAAATCCCTGTAGTAGGCTGGTTAGCTGCTGGATGGGTTGCAATGTTTGGTGGTAATAAAGGTGCGGATGTTGGAGGAGAAATTGCTAAATCCTTTAATGATTGTTAATCATGTTCGTAAACAAACTAACGCTAGTAACAGGAGGATTCGATCCCATACATAGTGGACATATCGAATACTTCAAAGCAGCAAGTGAATTATCTGACTTTTTAGTCATTGGTTTAAACAGTGACGAATGGTTGATAGATAAAAAGAAGCAAGCATTTCAAGATTGGGATGAAAGATCCAATATTATTAAACATTTAGACATGGTTTCAATGGTTATAAATTGGGATGACTCAGATAAAACTGCTTGTGGAGCTATAGAAAAATGTCTATCCATAGCTGATGAAGTTATATTTGCTAATGGAGGAGACAGAATAGTTGGTAACACACCAGAACTAGATGCTTACACAAATAATAAAAGAGTTAAATTCCAATGGGGTGTAGGAGGAGACTATAAAATCAACAGTAGTTCTTGGCTTTTGAACAATTATTATAAGGATCGGGTATTAATTGGCGATGATAGAATTTAATCAATACTTGTCTATAAAATAAAATGTTGAAGTATTTATCATTATTAATATTATTGTCCTTCCCCTCTATAGCTCGAAGTGACATCTATCACTCGATTTCTAGCTCAGTAAAGCTGGAAGTTTCGGCAGCAGCAACAGCAGCAGACCGGATTGGTAACTCTCTAAGCATAAGTGGATCTGGAGTCAATACTACCGACGGAACGACAGCTGGTAGTGTAGGTGGCTTAGGAGCTGCAACGAATGGCGTAAATGCTTATACAGCAATCACAGCTAGTCAGCTTACAGATGGTGATGCTTTCAGTTTCAGTTCTAGTTACACAGCTGGAGATACTGTAGCTACAAGCTTAACAGTTGGTGAGACAAGCCCATTCGGGGATTTGACGAGTACAGCTGCAGGTACAGCAGGGTCACTTGCAGGTACTATTGATACCAAAAATGACTTAACGATAGTAGCCGGAGGAGCTGGTACTAGTGTTACTGGTCAATTTATCGTGGGGCTAACGTTGGAATAAAATGAGACAGTTGATATTGCTGTTTATATTTTTACCTGTCCCTTTAAAAGCATCACCCATATCAGGTGCATTTACTACTGGTACGATGAATTCTACTACCACAACGACTCAAACTATAGTTGAATCAGTGGTATCTAAGGACTATAATTCAGGATATACCTATACCATTGCTGGCACTGGCATTGAGATGCAGAATAGCGGTAGTATGGTACCAAGTGCTGTAAACACAACTGGAACTACAGATGGGGTTAGTTATTCATGGACTGGTTTAGATTTCAGTACAAAGCCAACGTGGAAGCAAACAGAAAACGGAGCAGCCTTTCAATTAAGCGAAAGTTATTCTGGACCAGGCTTGTCCAATGTCACAACCATAAATCGACAAATCACCGTGGAAAGTACACAAATCACACAATCAATTTTTCAAAGGTAGCTTTACTATTACTACTTTCTCCTACAGCAGTATTAGCTAATGCAGTAAGTCAGTCAAATACAGGGAGCGTTACGAATCAGAATTATAATGTTAATAACGGGAGTTTCCATACCAACCAATATGGTGGAAACATAGTTTGTCAGGGGCCTATGATGAATATTACTCCCTTCTCAACATTCAATACAAATTTCCAAAGACCTTTTGATCATAGATATGAAACACCAGTATATGATCCGACTGATATAGTAGGAGATTTTGATGATGATGGTTCGCCCATCGGAGACGGAACGCCCGATAATCCCGGACGTATACTCTACTGGTCCCAGAATTACTCAGGTACTAACAAGGATTCTTATTCTTTAGGAACAGGAATCACATTAAATTTCAGTATCCCATTAGATAGAAAGCTTGGTAAATTATGCAAAGATGCTGCTTCAACACAAATAGGTATTCAAAAACAGAAGTTAAAGAACCTCGAACTCGAATGGCACGTTGGACGGATAAAGCATTGTGGGACGCTAATGCAATCCGGAATAAACGTAAAAAAAAATTCACCCTTCTATGAAGTTTGCAAGGATGTTGTTTTAACGCCGAAGCCTAATCAGATTGAGTCTCACTATCATTCTGTTTCTTCCGAGAAGCCGTAATCTTTTTCATAATATTTTTTGTCGCCGCTTTGATTATATTAATTAAGGCGGGTGAGGTGGCCGCTATGGAGGCTATGATGACTGTGTTTATGACCAATGATGGTTCTGGCATCCACGTAGAGACATAATCGACATCTTCCCAAATGGTTAGGCATTGTGTCTTGTCTTCATTATATTTAAATTCCTTAATTCGTTCTAAGCGTTTCTCATTAGCGAATGAGCCTACCCTCAGCTTTGAATTAGGATCTGGGCAGGGAGGAAAGAATGTTTTCTCCTCTTTCTTTTTCGGTACTTCTGTCTTTGTTTGTTCTTTAAGTATTACTGGTTGTTCTGTTTTCTCTTCCTTTACCTCATCATTTGAGTAGATCATCTTAGAACGATCAAACGGAATAGGAGTTATTTCAGGTACTTCACCCCACGGACATGCCCAGAATGCACCGGTGGGATCGTCGTTTACAAGATTAGGATTTTTATCCGCATCACGGTGTGTCTTATAGCAACCAGGTAGTAATAAAGAAGGTTCACTAAAAGCTGGGTTAGATACAAAACCACCAAACACTCTGACAGGAGGAATTATTTCAACTGAGACATTAGGTATGGATATATCTGGGATTGATATATCAGATATACTCACTTAATAGGTAGAGGTATAGATTTTCCTGTGATAGAAGGTAACTTATTTTCTATTGCACTAGGAAGAGCTTTTTGTATATCTCCCATCACTTTACTTTTTATAAGCTTTTCAAAATTACCACTGGTCACATATCTATATGCGTAAAAACCACCACCAATTATTCCTAACAGAATAATGGTGTTAGCAAAAACTAGTGCTGTAATTATCTTCTTAAGCATTAAGAGTAAAGAGTTTTACCTGAAGTAATAGCTGCATCAATAGCTGTGAAATCTTCAGATGTCCAGATAGATGTTGTTTCATCTACTTTCTTGTAAGCTTTGATGATCTCAAGATGTTCTACATTTCTCTGGATCATTTCTTTCCACTCAGTTTCAGTGGTTGTTGAATCAGACGTTCTTGTACCATATGCTGCGAAGTTAGCATCAGCATTAATAACAGTTACACTGTCACCGGCAGCAGAAAAAATCGCTGCAATTTCGTCGGCTGTCTTTTCTTCCATGTTTACCAGTAGTCTTTTATATATACATTATAAGTTTTGCACATCTTAATGCAAGTTTTCTTCGGTAGTATCCTCTTTAATCCTAAATACTAACAACTCATCTCCATCTTTCACATCTTTTAATTCTGGATGTATGGGACGTTTTGGTTTATCTAATTCTTTAAATACCAGGTCCATTGATCTATACATAAACGCAAATGCAGCTCCGACTACAAGAGCAAAACAAAATAAATAAATTAGTTCAATAAAATTCATTAGGCAGCTTTAAGTGCTTGTACTTCTGCTGATAACTCTTGTATTGCTTTTACTAATACAGGGAATAAATTATTTTCTCTTGCTTCTAGCCTGTCTGGATTTTCATCTAGAATTAAATCAAGATATTCATTACCTTTTTGTGCTTCCTGTAAATCTTGTGCAATAAAACCAGCACGATATTTACCATCTTTAATATTGCCATCTCTTGTTGCCCATTTAAATTTTACTGGCTTTAAAGTATTTAAAAATTCAATTCCTAAAGGTAAATCAATAATTTCTGTTTTATCTCTTTTATCAGAAAGTGAACTAATACTTGTTGTATTACAACGTACTGAACTTATTTGAGTATTACCAAAAGTGACTTCATTTGATGCTGTTGCACTTGAAGCTACGGCATTAAATCCAAGAATTAAGTTATTAGCTCCTGTTGTGATACTGTTTTCACCAGCACCTTTTCCAACAAATGTATTTCGTATACCAGTAGTAACATTTGCACCAGCTTGTCTACCTACTGCGGTATTTTCAGTTGCTGTTGTTGCACTTTGAAGAGTGTGACCTCCTACACCAGTACTATTGCCTCCTGTAGTATTTGCAGTCAAAGAAAGAGCACCTATAGCAGTATTTGTATCACCTGATGTGTTTTCTTGTAATGCTTCACAACCAACAGCCGTATTAGCTTGATGTGTGGAGTTTTTAAGTGCTTCAAAACCAACAGCCGTATTAGCATTAGTAGTTGTAGGATTTTGTAAAGCAGATTTACCGACTGCTGTGTTAGAGTGTCCAGTTGTGTTTGAGTTCAAGGCATAATTACCAAAAGCAGTGTTATTACTTGCAGTTGTGTTGTCTCTTAAGGCATGACTACCAACAGCCGTATTACCAGCACCAGTTGTATTATCTTCTAATGTTTTATTACCAAAAGCGGTATTTTCATCAGCAGTTGTATTTTTTCCTAATGAAGCATATCCAAAAGCATTATTAAAATCACCAGTTGTGTTTGCATCTAAAGCACCATATCCAACAGCAGTATTTCTTATTCCAGTTGTGTTTGCTGCCATTGCTTCACTTCCAACAGCAGTATTCAAAGTGCCGGTTGTATTATGATCTAAACAACCATCTCCAATCGCTGTATTAAAACTAGCAGTTGTATTTGATGTTAATGCTCTATAACCATAAGCAGTATTTTGTGCCCCGGTTGTGTTGGATGCCAGTGCTACTAATCCAACAGCAGTATTAAATGAACCTGTTGTAGTTGCAGTCATTGATTGATAACCAACAGCTACATTATTATTAGCTGTTGTTTGGGCATCTAAAGCAAAAGCTCCAACAGCTACGTTCTGCGTTCCAGTTGTGTTTGCTGTTAAAGCAAGAAAACCTATTCCTGTATTGTTATCTGCTGTTGTATTAGCATTTAAAGCATTAACTCCTAAAGCAACGTTAGCCGTTCCAGTTGTGTTAGCAGCCATACTACTTGCACCAACAGAAGTGTTATTATTTGCTGTTGTGTTAGTACCTAAAGCATTCATTCCAAGAGCAGTGTTAGACCCTCCAGTAGTGTTAGCGTCTAAGGCAGTAGCACCTACAGCAGTGTTTGTTGTTCCAGTTGTGTTTTCTGCTAACGCTGATTTACCTACTGCTGTGTTATTACTAGCAGTAGTATTTTCTTTTAATGCTTGATTTCCTACTGCTACGTTATATGCTCCACTTGTATTAGTTTCTAAAGAAAATGCTCCGATAGCCGTGTTTTGAGCAGCAGTTGTACCATTCTGCATACACTGAGATCCTACAGCGGTGTTCTGTTGTCCAGTAGTGATATCTTCTCCAGACTTCCAGCCAACAGCAGTATTATGACTTGCGGTAGTTTGATTAGCTAATGCAGATCTACCAACAGCAGTGTTAAGATCACCAGTTGTATTTGCAGATAATGAATTATAACCAATAGAAGTATTTTCAAATCCATCAGTGTTATAGCGTAAAGAGTAAGCACCAAGACCAACACAATTGTATCCAGTTGTGTTTGTACCTAAAGAGTGAATACCTAAAGCAGTATTATTATCTGCTGTAGTGTTTGCATCTAAAGCGTTTGCACCTACAGCTACGTTACCTGTTCCAGTTGTGTTTGCATTTAATGCATAATAACCAACTCCAGTATTATTATTTGCAGTTGTATTCTGATTTAAAGCATTTACTCCAAGTCCAACATTATAACTTCCAGTAGTGTTTGCTTGTAAAGCTATTCTTCCTACAGCTACGTTTTGCTGTCCTGTTGAGTTTGTTGTTAAAGTGTTATGACCAATAGAAGTATTAAAAGATCCAGTTGTATTTAAATCTAAGGCTAAAGAACCTACAGCTACGTTTTCTGTTCCAGTTGTGTTTGCTTTTAATGCTTCAAATCCTACAGCAGTATTGTTAGATGCTGTTGTGTTTGTTACTAAAGCACCTTTACCTAAAGCTGTGTTATATCCTCCTGTCGTATTGTGATATAGAGATTGATGACCATAAGAAGTATTAAAAGTTCCAGTTGTATTAAGCCTAGACGCTTGATAACCCATAGCAGTGTTGGCATTTGCGGTGGTATTTGCATCTAAAGCAAAACCACCTACAGCTACATTCTGTATTCCAGTTGTGTTTGCTGCTAAACAACTTTTACCAACCGCAGTGTTATTATCTGCCGTAGTGTTACTTTCTAAAGCTAATCTACCAACAGCAGTATTTGAACCACCTGTTGTGTTATCAAATAATGCTCCTGCTCCAATACCTGTATTTTCTGCTCCAGTAGTGTTTGCGTATGCAGCACCTCGACCTATTGCAGTTAAATTATTACCAGTTGTATGTGAAAACCCTGCTATGTGACCAACAGCAGTACAACTTGTAGCAGAAGTCAATGCTGTTAATGCTTCTTTACCAACCGCAGTATTATTTCCACCAGATACAGAAGCATCTAAAGCACTTTCTCCAAGAACAGTGTTGTTTGCAACAGAGTTTGCACCTTTACCTATAGCTACAGAGTTAAAAGTAAAATCAAGCCCGGTTGCTACCGAAGCAGGTAATACAGTTCCATCACTGGGAGTACCAGTGGACTGCATGTCACCGAATATAACTGCAAAGAATGTGGTATTAGCTACGGGAGCTGTCGTGAAGTTTAATGTGGAACCTGATATTGTGAAGTCTGTATCTGGTTCTTGTATTACACCACCTAATGACAGTAATAAATTTCTGGCTGTTCCAGGAAACACAGCTTGACTACCGGCGGTCATACTAAACCCGGTACTAGATCCATTAAAGCCGCTTGATATCTGGTCAAGTTTAATGTATCTGCCTACTACTGGTCTCTGGCCGATATAAGACAAATTCCTACCCTAATTATTTACTTATTCTCTATTTTAAATCTAGTAACTTTTGAGACTAAGATTCTGCTTCTGCCTCTTCTTCTTTCTTGAGAGTTTCTAGTTCTGCCAAGCTTCCTTGTAGACTGATTATTTGTTCTTTCGTGGCGTTCATTACATTCAATGCGTTGTTATATTGTTCAACTGCTGTTTGTAATTGTGCTGCACGTTCTTCTATCTTTTTGTCAAAATGATGCGACATGTTAAATATATTTATCTAAACAAATTATAGTCTAATTATTTATAAATTTAAAGGGGCAAAACCCTATTTATATCAAGCAGACTCTAGTGCTGTGACTTTTGCTGATAATTCTTGTACTGCTTTTACTAATGGCATAACAAACATTTCATATGAAACGCCTTGTTCACCATTATTATCTTCAGTCCAGCCATTGAAATTAGTAATGCTGTGTTTATCTAATGCTGCTTTAACTTCTTGAGCAATGAAACCATACATTTTATCTTTATGACTTGCTTCTGTTATTTCTTTATCATATCCTGAGATAGTTTCAGGTAATTCAGAAGGTGCTTTCCATTTATAAGTAACTGTTCTTAGATCATTAATAAAGCCTAATCCCAAATCTGTATTTGTAAGTATATCTTTCTTCTTTCTTTCATCAGAGTTACGAGTCCAAGACGCATTACTATTAAATTGGTTGTGAATTTTATCTCCCTCTCTTCCCATAGTAATATGGTAACTACCTACGCTGTTAATATCAGTACCGATGACAATTTGTTTTTCATTACTACCACCAACAGAAACTGTTGCATGACCAACAAAAACATTGTGTTGTCCAGTTGTAAGGTTGTGACCAGAGTTGTTACCAATCATAGTATTGTAACGCCCAGTTGTCATTTCATCAGCAGCGTCACTACCAATACAAGTATTTTCTTGAGAACTTGTTAAGCTGGTAGCCGCTTCATAACCAACAATTGTATTTCTGAAGCCACTTGATATAGAAGTACCAGCAGATCTACCAACAACTACGTTATCTCTAGCAGTTGTGCCTGCTGTCATTGCACTGATACCAATAGCAACGTTGCTTGTTCCTGTTGTAACTGCATCTGCCGTTTGATATCCGATTGCTACGTTATCATTTCCTGTAGTGCAAGCAGCGAGAGCTTGAGCACCAATAGCAGTACATCGTGATGCTGTAGTAATACTATCTGCTGCATATATTCCTACACCTACGTTGTTATCACCACTTGTAGTTGCAAATAAAGCATTTAAACCAACAGCAACATTACTATGACCAGAAGTACAATCATGCAAAGCAGATTTTCCAACTCCTGTATTACTATCTCCTGTCGCTGTTGCGTTGAAACAATATGCACCAACAGCAGTGTTATCATTTCCACTGGTTCTACCAGAGCTAGAATTAAAACCAAGAGAAGTGTTATTATTTCCACTTGTGTTTGCTTTTAATGATTGGTATCCTAAAGCAGTATTGTTATCACCTGTTAATGCAAAACCAGATGTTTTACCAATACATACGTTATTTTCGGCACTTGAATTAGCATCTTCCATTGCACTTACACCAATCGCTACGTTATTCTCTCCAGTTGCATTTGCAAAACCTGCTCTTCTTCCTAAATATGTATTATCGTTAGCAGTACTTATATTTGAACCAGCTTCAAACCCAACTGCTGTGTTTCTAGTTCCTGTAGTACATGCATCTAAAGATAAAGCACCTACAGCTGCGTTTGAATGTCCAGTTGTGTTTACTCTTAAAGCTGAATTACCTATAGCAGTATTGTTACTTGCTGTTGTATTGGAATATAGAGATTCATAACCTAGTGCAGTATTACCACTTCCAGATGTCATTAAATACCCGGAAAATCCACCCATATGAGTATTTTGTAATCCTGTTGTATTTGAATACAACGCTGCATAACCTAGTGCAGAGTTATACATGAGACCACTACTGGCTGGATCCTGTGTTCTAAGAGCAAAAGCACCAACAGCAGTACTCCTTCTTCCTACTGTATTAAGTTCCAAAGCTTTATGTCCTACTGCTATGTTATATTCACCATCTATGTTGCTAGATAAAGATAAATCTCCTACAGCAGTGTTTCTAGTTCCTGTAGTATTGGCATCTAAAGCTAAAGCACCTACAGCTACGTTATCTGCTCCAGTTGTGTTTGCTTTTAGAGTTTCAAAACCAATTCCCGTATTACTTGCACCTGTAGTTGTTGAGGCTAAAGAGTCATGTCCAAAGGCTGAATTAGCCCCACCTGTTGTAAGTGCAGCTAAAGCTTGACTACCAACGGCTGTAGTATTAAATGCTGTTGTGCTAGACCCCATAGCATTTTTACCAATCGCTGTGTTGTTATCACCAGTTGTACACGCATCTAAAGCATTAGCACCTACGGCAGTGTTATCATATCCAGTTGTGTTTTTATTTAAAGTCTGCATACCTACAGCAGTATTTGATGATCCAGTTGTGTTATCTCCTAGGGAATCATATCCAGCTGCAGTATTATTATTTCCAGTAGTATTATTTGTTAAAGAATTTGATCCTAAGGCTGTGCTGTAACTTGCAGTTGTGTTTGCATCTAAAGATTCAGCACCCAAGGCTGTGTTCTGAGTTCCAGTTGTGTTTGCTTGCAAAGCTGCGTTACCCACTGCTGTGTTATTATCTGCTGTTGTGTTTGCAGCCAAAGCACCTCTTCCTGTAGCAGTATTAAAAGACCCTGAAATGTTTGCACTTAATGAGTTCTGACCTAAAGCTACGTTTTTCGCTCCTGTTGTATTAGCGTCTAATGAGGTTGATCCTACTGCTGTGTTAAATGATCCAGTTGTGTTTTGATTTAAAGTATTATGTCCAATAGCAGTATTATTTGATGCTGTGGTGTTTTGATCCATTGCAAAACTACCCACCGCTACGTTTTGTATTCCCGTTGTATTAGACCTTAAACTATCGCTTCCTAGTCCTGTATTTCTAAACCCATCTACATTTGATAAAAGCGATTGATTACCAACAGCAGTATTTGTATGTCCAGTTGTATTTGCTCCTAATGCATTAGAACCTACGGCAGTATTGTAACCAGCAGTAGTATTAGCATCTAATGCCTGATAACCTAGTGCAACATTATGACTTCCAGTTGTGTTTGCTCCTAATGCTGATCTTCCAACTCCTGTATTGCTATCTGCTGTAGTATTACTTCCTAAAGCTGAACGACCAACAGCTACATTACTATCACCACTGGTATTATCTTCCAGAGCACTTGTACCGATAGATACATTCTCAATACCTGTCTGGTTTTTAATCATACTGTGGCCACCAACAGCCGTGTTTAGTGTGCCTGTTGAATTGTCTCTTAACACACTTTGTCCAACAGCTACATTGAGTGCTCCTGTAGTATTAGTTGTTAATGAGTTATGACCTACAGCAGTGTTGTTTGATGCAGTGGTATTAGCATCTAAGGCTCCTGATCCTACAGCTGTGTTGTTTGCTCCAGAAGTTAAAACTGTTAATGCTGAATTACCAATAGCAGTATTATTTAAACCAGTAACAGCATCATCTAAAGCACTTTCGCCAAGAACAGTGTTACCAGCAACAGAGTTTGCACCTTTACCTATAGATATTGAATTAAAAGATCCATCGGTAGTAAATGTTGGAGAGATCTTACTACCGGCAATAGCTGCACTCGCATTTACATCTGCGTTGACTATTTCTAAAGCAGCTAATTTTGTCTTTGCTATCGCTGCACTGTCATTTATATCGGCATTTACAATAGTTCCATCATCAATCTTAATGCTCGTCACACTATCAGTGTTGAGCATAGCGGTGCTGACGTTAAAATCTGATATTGGATTTCCGATGTAAGGCATGGTTAGATACTGGTATCTTGAGGATTTAACATATATGAAACGGTGATATCTATCGAGCTAGTAGCACTGGCATAAGCTTTGATGACATCATCAGGTTCAACTATCAATTTGTTCCCAGTCATAAACTCCAGGGAGGACTGAGCTGGTACTACTCCAGAAGTGATTAAACGAGTAGCCGTACCACCAACTCCTCCTTTAAATAAAGTCACGGTCACATTCTGTGAGTTAGCATTCTTATTGGAAGCTAAAATACTTAATATGACTCCATAAGTAGATGCAGGTACTCCACTCGAATTTGTCGAACCAGTAATTACTGCTTGTTGTGATGCAACGGTGGAATTATTGGTAACATCTGCTCGACAGACTGAGATAAAACGAGCCATTTATCTATAAAACCTAATCAATATTTCTTCTATTTTATGAGGGGTTAACCTAGAGCAATTGCAAAGACAATAGAACTGTCTTCAGCAAAGGTCTGAGTAGCTACTGTATCTCCACTCATCTTGATGGTTCCACCTGTAATTGTGGTACCAGTAATGTTGGTAGCAGTGACATTCGTGAATAGAGCACTAGTACCAGTTACCGTAACTCCAGATACAGTGCCTTTACCTTCTATAATTCCTGTAACTGTTAAATCACCACCTACTCCTAAGTCATCAGTTATATTTAAATCGTCAGTAACTGTTAGATCTACAGCAGTAACATTAGTAAAGTTTGCATTCGTACCAGTAACTGTTGTACCTGTGATAGTAGTAGCATTTATCTCAGTAATAGTACCGGTGGTTGCTACTAGAGTAGTTGCATAGAGTGCCCTCCAATTTTTAGCACTACTTCCTAAATCTCTGTTATTAGCAGTTGCATCAGGAATAATTGCAGAATCTACGAGAGCTGTAAAAGTTACAGTATCACTTGTAGCATTACCTAGATCTGTATTACCTTGTATTGAAGTATTACCGGTTACTGTTAAATCACCACCAACAGCTAAATCATCTGTTATAGCTATATCATCAGTAACATTTAAATTAACTGCATTTACTGTAGTGAAGTTAGCTATAGAACCAGTGACTGTGGTTCCAGTAATAGCTGTTGCATTAATGTTGGTTATATTTCCTGTAGTAGCAGCTACTGTGGTTGCATAAACTGTTCTCCAGGTCTTAGCACTACTTCCTAAATCTCTGTTATTAGCAGTTGCATCAGGAAGAATAGCTGAATCTACAAGAGCAGTAAAAGTTACAGTATCAGTATCTGCATTACCTATATCTGCATTACCTAATATCGAAGCATTACCGGTTACTGTTAGGTTTCCTCCCATAGTAGTGGCAGCTGTTACATCTAAGTTATTGGAAATATTTGTATTTACAAAATTACCTGTAGTGAAGTTAGCTGTAGTACCAGTGATTGTGGTACCTGTGATATTAGTTGCAGTTGCATTAGTAAATAAAGCAGAAGTACCTGTAACAGTAGCACCTGAAACTGTAGTAGTACCAACGACAGTTGCACCTGTTATTAGAGGAGATAATATCTTAGTTCCACCTGTAATTATTGCTCCTGATATAGTTCCTTTACCTTCTATAGTTCCAGTTACAGTCGCATCCCCACCTATCGTTACGTCATCTGCAACTATGAAATCATCCTGTACAGTAAAATCTTGAGCAGTAACATTAGTAAATTGTCCTGTATCACCAGAAATAGTAGCTCCGCTGATTAAAGTGGTTCCTATTACATTTACACCTGTGATATTAGTAGCTTTTACAGTTGTTCCTGTGACTGTGGTTCCAGTAATATTTGTTGCAGTTGCATTGGTAAATAAAGCAGAAGTACCAGTGATTGTCGTACCTGTAATATTAGTTGCTGTGATATCGGTTATAGTTCCTGTCGTAGCAACAACAGTTACACCATGCAGGGTTTTCCATCTTAAAGATGCAGCACCAAAGTCATGCTGATCATCTGTAGCTGGATCTAAGTCAGCATCTACACGAGCTGTAAAAGTTACCGTATCACTTGTGGCATTACCTATATCTGTATTACCTAGTACCGAAGCATTTCCAGTAACGGTTAAATCTCCACCTACTGCTAGATCATCAGTTATTACTAGGTCATCAGTAACATTTAAATCTACGGCATTAACTGTAGTGAAGTTTGCAGTTGTGCCAGTGACAGTAGTTCCGGTAATTTCAGTAGCAGTGACGTTTGTAAATAGACTGTGAGTACCAGTGACTGTAGTACCGCTGACAAGAGTAGTAAAACGTCCACTAACAGAATTAACGGTTGTACCTGTAAAAGTTACTGCTTTAACAGTAGAACCTTCAATAGCACCACCAGTTATGTTGGTACCACTGATAGTTCCAGAAACAGTAGCATTCTGCTGAACTAGTAATCCACTAACTGTTAATAGATCAGTTACTGATAATCCCGCAATACTCGTTGCACCGGATACCGTTAAATCATTTTGAATTATTGTACTTCCGCTGATAGTCCCGCCTGTCCTAGGCAAATAATGAATATTTAAATATGCTTTTGTTCCTGATATTGTTAACTTTTTATTCTTTAGTCCAGGATCAGGCTCAGATACATTTACAACTGTTAACAGATCATCTTCTGCTAATTGAAGACCTGCCTGTTCCTGTAACTCGCTAATTCTACGATTTGCCACGACCTATAAATATGCATGCTTATTTAACAATTATAGATCCAGTATTCTAGCCCTTATTTAACATTTATCTCCAATCTTGGCAGAAAGTCGTTAACAACATTCCAAGTAAATTGCACTCCAGTAACTAAACCACAAGACAAAAGTAAAATAATAACTATCTCTGCAAGTGTTAGATTCCTTCTAACATAAATTACTTGAGGTTGAGGTGGCGAAACAGGTGCATTTTGAGCTAGAGTTTGTTGTATAGCCAGGTCTCTAGCACGGGCTTTCATTTGTTGTAATTGTTCCGGAGTAATTTGAGGATTAACCGGTGGCTGACTAGGAGGTACTTGTTCTTCCATCACTGAAAAACTATTTACTTTTACATTAGCATCTAATCGACAGGAGTGGTATCATGAGTCCAGGATTACGTAAAGGTTTGGAAGATATAGCGTGGGAATTAAAGGGTATAAAGAATATTTTATCGGCTATTTGGCATAGTCGTTATGAAAACAATTCCACAGATGTTTTAAACCCTCAAGCATTTGCAGATGAATACATTAGCACCGAAGAATGCTCTCGTAGACTGGGAGTTTCAGATCAGACTCTTCGCAATTGGATGGCTTTAGGTAAAAAGAATCCGGAAAAAGGTTGGGTCGAAGGTATACATTATGTAAATGCTTCTCCTGATTCAGGTAGAAAAGCATTGATAAGAATACCGTGGAACCAATTAGTACAATCTTTTGCTAAAAATAGAGACTTTAATTCACAAGATTATCGTAAAAAAGCTTCACCTATGTATATAACAACTAGCTCCGGTAAATTAACATGATAGCTCATCGCTTCATTAACATCGATATAACAGAAGTTACCTTAGAAAACTATAAAGAAACCCTATCCGAATCTTTACAATTACAAGTGGAAATGTTCATACCTCCAGAAGGTTCATTTGACACTGGTTGTTTAAAAAGATACTTAGAAAATGTTAAAACTTATGAGGAAGAAGATGCTAATTCAAATATGACTTTAGCGAACAGATTACGAATTGCTTTTAAAGATATGACCCCAGATACTATTTGCGGTAAGTTTCCCAAGGCTGAGTTACCTTTAAAAAGACGATTACGTTGTGTAGCTGAATATTTAATTAGGTCAGGAGAGTTTAATAAAGTAAGAGATAGTAATGGCAAATTAGTAAAGAAGCGTGGTATTTTAGGAAAAATGGTTGTTCTTTATCAACCGATGCCTAAACTACTTGACTCATTAACTAGACAGGGACTACTAAAAAAATGAACAGAAGAGAACGCTTAATCGCCTCAGTCATTGGTCCAGAGATGGACCCAGAGAAGGCTGCTTTTTTAGATACAACAATCAAATTCATCCTTGCTGATCAAGGAGAACAATATTTAAAGTTCTGGAAACTTAAAGGTCCTGGTGTTATGCGTCTAATACCAACACAAGAAAAAGATGCTTGGTGTACATTAGATGACCTTAGAGAAGATATACGTCTATGTGAATCTCTTAATAACGATGATTTAGGTGAAAGTTTAAAAAGAATATTAAATAAAGCAGAACAAATTGACCCAGCAAGAGTATCTGGTTACATGATACTGGACAATGAAGGTATTAGATATGTTGAGATTGATTATGATAACTTCGATAAAGTAGATGCATCTCCTTGCTCTCTTAATTAATGCCTATACATGATGTCACCAAAAGGAGAGAAGACCTAGAATTAATTACTAATTACGACCTAATTGCATCTGCTCATGCTCTATTAGAAGGTATTGAATTAGATGTAGCTAGTTCAAAAGTAGCAAACACATATGTAGAGGCTGATAGTTACTTTACGCCCAGTGATGATGGTCTTAATTGTCAACAATGGTACGGTAATGTTTATCTCTTTCCTCCAAGTGGTGCATACTTTTGGGACAAGAAAAATGATAAGTGGAAGATGACTCGTGCATCATCTCCAAGTTTAACTTCTTCCCATGCAGTTTGGTTTCGTAAGTTATATAAATCGTGGTTAGCTAAAGAAGTAAAACAAGGACTCTATTTTACAAATTGTCCGGACATGATTAGATACGAACAAAAGATATTTGACTTCCCTATTTGTATATTAAAGACTGCACCTACGTTGTTAAAAAATACAAGTAAAGGTGTTAGTTCGCATAAAACTTGTACATCCTTTCTTGTATATTTACCACCAATAGAGGACTCTTCAAGAATGATAGAAAAGTTCATAGATATTTATGATGAAAAAGGTAGACTCCTTTGTTAGATTAGATATACTCGAAGAACACAAAAGGGGATTATGAGTATCTTATCTGACTGGGAAATTAAACATCTTGTTGAAAAGGAAAACATGATAGAACCCTTTGTATCAAAGGAGATTAAGGAAATTGATGGTAAGAAAACTCTCAGTTATGGTTTAGGTTCTTATGGGTATGACATACGTCTATCCGAAGAAAGATGCTTACTATTTGGAGGCACTGGCTCAGGTACTTGTGATCCCAAAGATTTTGATTCCGACATATTAAAAGCTACTGAATTACACGAAGATGAGAGAGGTAAATACTTCATATTACCCCCTTTTGGATATTGTTTATGTAGAGCAGAAGAAAAGTTAAAATTACCTAAAGATATTACTGTTGTTGCTGTTGGAAAATCTAGTTATGCGAGGTCAGGAATTTTCTGTAATATAACTCCAGCTGAAAGTGGATGGGAGGGTTATTTAACATTACAAATTAGTAATTGCACCTCCTTATTTAATAGAATTTATGCCAATGAAGGCATTACTCAATTGTTATTTTATAGAGGTAATCCTTGTGATATTGATTATCCAGAAAGGAAAAGAAAAAATATAAACAAACCTATAGGTGTTTAGTTACATATAAAAGGATTTACCAAACTGTGGTTTTGGTTTAGTTGCATACTCTGTAGACCCTCCTCCAGGTCCTCCAAAGTTTCGTCCTCTAAGACTTGGCAACTCAACACCTCCTATATCAGCTTTACCTACAGGTATACGTCCTCCTAAAGAAGGTTCATCAAAACCTGATCTTTGTCTAAAGGAACCAGCTGCTTTTGCTGCTTTAAAGAATTTTTTAACTCTGCCTTGATCATCATTTATATCTTCCACGTCTCCACGTTTATCTATATCAATACGACGTAGGTCTACATCATATCCTTGCTCAGGATTTAAGTCGGTTATCTCTGACCCTGAAGTACCTGAGTCTTGCGTAGGGTCGTAAGTAGGATCGTAGAATCTTGCCATGATACCATTGTAAGAGAAAGAAATCATACCCTATATAGTCATGCTTGGTGCAACTAACTTTTTAAATGATTTCGTTAAAGACGAAGTTAAATGTAGAGGTCTATCTGTAGAAGATTTCGGTACTGAAATAGATAATGAAAAAAATGATATTCCTCTGTATGATATGTATAATCGAGGATTAGCAGTATGCGAAGAGGGAATGGAGAGACAGAATCTGGGACTGGAGGGTCAGAGACCGGGTATGACGGGTTATATTCCATCGATGGAGGAAGCAGTGGAAAGGTATCCAGGGGTTTCAGTGAGACCAAAAACCCTCTTACTGGCGTTAGGCTCTCAGAATTCGAAAACAGGGAAGTAAATAAAACAATGGAAGAATGTACTGACGGCTTCTGTCCTATGCCTTCTCTTGAGAAACCTTTACATTTTTTTGATCCTGTAGATAAACCAATGCACTATGCAGCTGGTGCTGTGGAATGCATAGAAGCAATAGAAGCACAGCTTACTCCAGAAGAATTCCGTGGTTATTTAAAAGGTAATGTAGCTAAGTATATGTGGCGTGAACGTAAAAAAGGAGGAACAGAGTCCTTAAAGAAAGCTAATTGGTATTTAAACAGGCTAATAAACTTAAATGGCTAGAGGTTCATCGTCATCTTCATCTAATTCTTCTTCAAGATGTTTTTTAGATTTGGCGACAAGATCTAATAGTTCAATGTCCGTTGGAACATCAAAATCTATATCAACATTTTCTTCTGCCATAAGAGACTTGAGAGCGTACCATTCCATTAGACGTTGATGATACAAGCTTAACAAGGCGAAGTAAAGCTGATCCCAAGTCATCTCGGTGGCTCTCATCTCAGCTTTCCTCATGGAAAACTGTAGCTCTAACGGCAGTTGGAATGCTTTTGGCTCAACTGAATTTTCCATTAGTTGTTACTATTTTCTACACCTATTCTACGCCTATCTATCAAAATCACCATAGGTAAGTTCGTAATATGTGTCGTTTCCTACAGTAGGTCCTATATCTTTTACCTCAATTGCGAAGGTATTCATGAACTCAGTAAGTATATAAGGGTTCATTCTCTGCTCTAAATTTACCAGTGCCTGTATTTGATTTGGGTGACCACAGTACTCTTTAACAGCTGTTAAAAGAATGTTTGGTAACGAAGATACATTGGTATCTATTTCTGATAAAAATAATTTAGTTTCTTCTTGTCTTCTATGTAATAGATGACCTAATGCCTGATGATTATGGTCAAATATCCAACGATTCATCTCATCTGCGGCAGCATGATACTTTTGAGCAGTAATATAATCAACTACGCTGCTATATAAAAAAGCTTCCCATCCTATTGAATGTATAAAAGATATCAAAGATTCTTTCATCGAACTATCAATATCTAACTGTAATTTATCTAGCTCATCATTAATTACATATAGTTCATGTAATAAAAAGTCTAAAGCTTTCTTCTGGGTACAGCGGTGTCCTTTTTTAACTGGAGATCCATCTGGATAGTATTGTGTTCCATATCCAAAGGTGTAAGGTTCTTTATTACTTACGGGGTCACAATAAGACTGTTCGTTATAAACTTCATACTTACAAATTAACTCTATGGCTTTAGAAAACCCGGACATAATAGTAATTACTTCTTACTATAATCATACACAATTTTATTTACCATTTCACCTTATGGGACCAATATCTTGCTGAGAATATATCAGGTTTAGAGTCTTGTGCATTATGTCTGGCGTAGTAAGACTTCTTACGGGCTTTTTCTTTTGCTGTTTTAGGATTTTTACCAGCTCCTTTTACACCTTGTTGACCAAATCTAATAATCTTTTCTTTACCATCTTTACATGCTTTTACTACATGAGACTTAGTAGGATGTTTAGGAGTTCTTTTTGCTTTATTGCATGCCAATTTATCCTTAGCTATCTTCGCTGCACTTGCTGCTTTTTTACGTTTATCAGACATGTGTAAAGTTAAAAGAAACTATCGAAACCGAGACCTTTTTTATAATCATCTAATATATTTTGCCCTGACTTAGTCTTTTTATATGTCCCAAATATACTTTCATCTTCATCGTCGTCATCATCAGCAAAGATTCTAAATGAATCAGCTACGTCTTTTTCTTCTTCCTCTTCTTCTTTGTCTACGCCTCCGTAGATATCCGAATCATCTCCAGTAAGTCTGGTTATTCCAGCGAACGCAGCAAAAGGATCGTTTGTGTAATCTTTTCCAAATCCCTCTAATGTTATTCTCCCATCTTTAGACCCAACTTGAGATAATATCTCCTGTGATCCTGGATCTAAATCAGGGAATACATTCTCGTAAAAGTCATCTTCTGACCCTTCATATCCTGCATCCTGAAATATTTTGTATAGCTGTGTGTCTCCTTCTAATTTATCAGCTGGATTATAATCCTCTTCTCTTGCAATATATTCGACCCCTAATAAGTATTGATCTGGCTTTTCACGTTTCTTATTTAGAAACTTAATCTGTGCTCTTATATCTTCAGCAGATCCTGTTCTTAAAGTACTGGATATATACTCTTTTAAATCTTCTAGAGTTCCTTGAAAATCCTCTAGTCCTAAATCTTCTAAAGCTGCATTCCAAGTTTCAGGTTGATTAGGATCTAAACCTTCCAACATATCGTCAGCAAATTCTTCTGGTCTTATAAAATTACCAAATATAGTTTTAGTGTTTTT